CCTGTGATTTGGTGAGTTTCACAGACTTGCGTCCACCTGATCTTCTACTAACAGAAGCTACGTTCTGGACGGGTGCAGCTTTTGTTGGTTCTTCAGTCGAAGATTCGGCAAACTTCTGAGGGAAATATTCCTTCATACGTTTGTTTATTTGATTATAATACTCATCAGTTTCCCCGTCAATTCCCTGCTGTACAAGATCCTCATGGATACTCATAGCAGCACCAGTAAGAACTCTATCAGTCCCGAACCAATCGTTTTCCTCTGCCCACTTCTGAGCTTTGGGACTGATTGGAGCCTGTGGTTGTTGCTCTGGTTGACTAGGTTTTGATTCAGCATCTTTTTTCTTTGCCTCTTTTTCACCAAGCGACATAGAAACTTTTTCTTTCTCAACAGCTAATTTAGTAAGTTCATCATTAGCTTCCATGATTTTTTCAGCATCTTGTGCTTCTAAAGCCATTTTGAGATTATTCTTTGCTTTGTCCCTTTCAGAGTCTATTCTTGCATCATACTCTTTAAGGTAATTTGTGTCTGTCTCATCAAACTTTTTTTCAACAGTATCAAATTTATCTTTGATACCTTTTGCATATTCTAAAGCTGCCTTCTCTCTTCTCTCAGCTTCTCTAATTTGAAATGTAAGTTTTTTGATCCTCTTTTGAACTTTGTCAGAATATTCACCAAGCTCACCTTTATCTTCTGGTTCTGCCTTTTCTTCTAACTTTTGTTCTCTTTCATTCTCATAAGAAATATCTTGACCATGATCTTTTTTCTTCTCATAGGTTCTTTTTTCAGAATGATCAGTGTAACCTAAATCTACATTTTCTTTTTTAATTTCTGTAGCATCAGGTTCATTTTGTTGTTCCGCAACTTCTACGGACTGTTCTTGAACTCCATCGGTGTCTAATTCCACCTCTGGAACTTTGTTTTCTTCAGCCATTTGTCCTCCTTAATAATGGTGCAAAATATCACGTGGATTTTTTATAGTTGAAATGACTTCATCGTCATTTAATACTCTAACCTCTCCACCTTCTATCTTGAATCTTGAACCAGCGTACCTACTGAAAATTATCCAGTCATGTAGTTTACACCAAGGTCCTAACGGAAATTTATCTTTGTCTCTGTAACAAAGATTACCCATTTTAAGAACAAGGCCACAGACGGTTGTCATCTGTATTGTTTCTTGTGTTGTATCAGATAAAATTATACCGCCCTTTGTTTTTTTAGGGCCTGCATAAGGTAATACCAATAACCTATAACCTGTAGGTGATGGTAATCTATCTAATAAATTGTCGTCTATTGCTTTGGGATCAAGGACTGTTTTTACTTCTGCCTCGGGTTTATACGAGTCTTCAAGTTTTTTATCAGTCCGTTTCGGTTTTACCGTGGACATTGTCATCTTCTAACTCCTGTTTGTTCAGCAGGTCTTTTAGTTCCTGTTGCAAATCTTCCAAAGATTTGATTTGTCCCCTAACATATTGTAGTTCCTCAATAGTGTCAACACTATATATAGCTGCTTGTTTACATCTCTCAAGTAATTTTCTAATTACATTTTGAACCAATGATATCGTATTATAATCCATTAATACTTCCTTAGTATTATTTTATTTTTACCAATATGCATGGGTTTGATATTTATTAATTCTGCAACCTCAATGCACATTTTAGATTTAAAAGATTCAAAATCATCTAAGACTATGAAACCTTTATGGTTCAATCTCTCACCAAAAAAAATTAATTCTTTTAAAACATTTATTGTTTTATGTGGGCCATCTAAAAAAACTAAATCATAATCGTTTCTTACTATTCTTTTGTTTTTATATATTGGTACACCATCGGAATATCTGGCCATAAAATCGTCATCACTCATTTGAAATAATGTAAAATTTTCGTAAACTAAATTTTGTAACAATGTTGTTTTCATTGAATTTGGATATGTAGGAGATATGCCACTTGTATGTTCAATTTGTGAGTCTTTATCGAAGTGATCGTATTCAATATCACCATATGGATCTATTCCGATATGCCAGTGGTTTTTGTGTTTTAAAGATTCTAAAATAGTTTGAGAGCCTTTTCCTAGTCTTACACCAACTTCACAAGTAAATGGATTATCACTCATGATAAGGCTACAAATTTTTTCAATTAAATCGTATTCTATGCTATCGCCTTCAATCATTAAATTCTTTTAATATTTCTAGTTTATCCTCTGCTTCTGCAATTTTTGCAACAAGTTTATCAGCCTCTGTTACAATATCTGGATGCTCTGCAACTCCAACGGGATTTTCTAGATATATTTTTAGATTCGCTTCTGCCTCTGAAATGTCAGCATTATATTTATCTTCTAATGCTTTTAAGATTGTGTCACGCATATTGTGACTATAAGAATTTTTAAGTATTATGCAAACGTTTTTACGTTAGTTGGTTTACCACCAACACCCTGAGCTTTACTTCTCTTTCTTGCAACAGCAGAACGCCTTTGCGATTCTGTCATTCGGGCGGCTTTTGCAGCAGGCACGCATTTGGGGTATTTTCTTTTTGATCCACTTGCAGATTTTCTTCCACATGGTTTAAAACCTCCACCTTTTTTCTTTGCACCTATATCCACCCACTTTTGAGAAAACCACTTTTTGAGGCCTCCCTCACTCATGTACTGGATATTTTTTTGCATTACATTAAATCTTTGTAATAATCTGCCATCCCACCTGCAGTATAACCTTTTGCAGGATTGTTCAATTCAGCAGTCAAACCACCTTCTTTAACGCTATACATTACAACTGGATTACCAGGTCGAGCTCCTCTGTTAGGATATTTCAATTGAAAACCTTTTTCATCGAGCATAGTTCGTGGTTTCTTTCTTTTTCTTAAACCACCTGCTGGCCCTGCTTTTTTTGTTTTTACTTTACTCATATCAGCACCGCCACCTTTATTCATACCTAAAAGTTTTTTCTTCATCTTTAAGGCAGCACCTGCAGCTGGCATTTTTTCTTCCATCATTTTTTTACCAATCATCATAGCACCAATCGCTGCTTTTTTTGGTTTGTTCATCATTGCACCTTCAGCTGCTGGTTTTGGTCCTTTAAAATCTTTTCTTTTAACTCCAGATGGATCTTTTATTTTTCCTGCACAAATTTTACTAGCATAGGCATTAGCATATGCTGACGGATAAACTTTAAATTTTCGCTTTGCAGCGGCTTTACCTCTTGGACATAATTTTGTCATTTATTTTTTTCCTCCTCTAAATATCTGTGTTCCCTTTATACCATAAATACTCGCCACGACAAGAATCCATAAATTTGTGAACCAGCTGGGCAATTGTTGAAACTGCTCAAAGAACTCTTTTATTTTTGCAGACGCACCCGGATCCTCCGAGAAGACCCCGTAGGCAATCACTAGAATCGGGAGCGTTAACACGACCAACACGAATTCGTCTTTCCAGTCCGATTGTCTTGCCTCTAAAAGTTTGCCCTGATACTCACTTTCTCCTCGAGCCATCTTAGCGGCATGCATGTGTTGTGCATCTGCCATAGCCATTTTAGTTTCTTGTTTCTTTTTATAGATATGACTAGCTGCGTTTAATCCCAATTTTAAGGCACTGAACCACATGTTTAAATTTCTCCTTACGTCTTTTACTTAAATAATCTATCATTTTATCAATCGTATTTAAAGCCCCCTTACCATTGATACGCCATCTCCAAGTGTCTTTATGATGTTGTTTTCTTCTTTTACAGAGATAAAAAGCACCGCCAAAAAAGTCATGAAACCTTTTAACCATGTCTTTATCTGTCATTTCTACAGAGCAGGCAAAGTATTTTTTGGTTTTAAGCTTTGACCATATGCCAAAACTACCCTCTCCATCAAAAACACCTGCTAAAAATAAAATTTTTTCGTTTTCTGCTAGATTATCGTAAACCGATGAACTTTTTTCCGGTAACTTGTATGTCTTTAATCCCTTTGATATCAGATTTAGCTCCTGGTTCTCTATGTGGGCATCCTCCTGTTACTAGACCCTGTGGATTAGGTCCTGATTTTGGAGGTGGCCCTGATTTTTTACCACCGCTTAGTCCTTTTTTATTTTTTTGCATCTATTTTCTCCCTCGCTACCTTTAATCTTTCATCTGATTGCTGATCTTGAGTTGCTAACCTATCATAATCAAACTCTAATCTATCTGCAGCTCTCTGATTCTCTTGTGCTTGTTTAAATTGTGTCTCTTCTGCTTTTCTCTGCATGTCCATAGCTCTTAAATCAACTTCTTGTTGTTTAATTCTTACTAACGGATCTTGTTTAGCAGCATTTGCCTGCATTTCTGTTTGTGCAAGCTCTGAAGTTATCTGTGCAGTTCTTTTTGCTACCTCTGCATCATACATAATTGCAAATTGTTCTGGATCTGCTTGTTGCATTTCAACCATTTGTGGGTTTTGTGCCATAGAAGCATTAATTTCTGCTCTAGCTTTAAATGAAATGTGATCAGATACGTGTGATTGCAGCAAAGCATAAACTTGTGGATTGATTTGCACCATTCTAGTTGCCATAAAAGCCATGTGTGCAGCTATGTGAGCGTCATGATCTTGGAATTCAAAGGCCGTAAGTAGTCTCATTTGCAAAGCACGTGCATTTTCTTTTGCAGGATCCATTGGTTCTGGTTGTTTTGGTGCAGGTTTTAACAAAGTTTCAATTTGTTTAGTGCCTAACGCCTCATAAACTCTTCTGTAAGCCTCATGTATGTTGTGAATTGCAGGATTTGATGATGCAATTTGCAATTGTGTTTGTGCTAGTGTCACTCTTTGTGCCATAGACATAATATTTGGATCCGCAACAGGTAAAATATCAACTCTTCCATCAAAATCTGCAGATTTTATTTGTCTTGGGCCACCGTAAACATCATACGGATACTCTGGTGGTAAAAACTCTCCACAAATTCTAGATAAAATTTTAAATTCTAACCTCATTGCATAGTAACAACGCTTGTGAACACCACTCATGACACGTGAACCACGTTCCATTAGTGCAACTGTAGTTCCAACTGCTCTGTTTTGAGTGTCATTACCTACAGCTGTGTCCGTAATAGCAGCAAATTTTTGTCCTGCTTGTACCACAAAGCCGAGTAAATTGTATAAAGTTACACTCGGCTCTGAGAAAGGTAAATTAAAAAACTGATCTCTGATATTTCCACCTGGAGCATCAACGTCTCTAAACTCTCCAGGTTGTATTGGTTGGTCATCATCTCTAACTCTTATGCCTCTAGATTTAAAACCTGCTGGTAAATTTTTTAAAGTACCAGCATCAATCAATTGTCTTAATGCTTGTGTAGCTGCAGTTGATAAACCACCTATCATATGTGTTAAACCAAAACCATAAAAGCCAAGTCCTGGTAAAAATTTGTAATGAACAAAAAATTCTACTCTAGAATAGTTTAAATCTCCTGGAGTATAGTTTCTATAAATAGATAAAATTTCTCCTGAACCCTCATCAATCGTCACCACATAAGGTATTTTAATTTTTTTGGCTTTGTCATCAAAATTTTCATAGTCGTCTAAATTTAAATCTACATGCATTTCTAATATTGTGTGTAGATAATCTCCTCCTGTGCTTTTAACACCTTCAAGTTCATTAATTTTTTTTGAAAGATTATCTTGATCTGTAGAGCCTTCTGTTAATTCTATATCCCTATAAAAACCTGCAGCTTGTTTTTTAATAACTTCATTTTTTGTCATCTTAATGACATGGGTTATTCTCTCACAATCTTTTAAATCAGATGCATAATAAGGCCT